TTCATTTTTTTTCCACGAACTACAACGTAGTCGTGAGGATAGACATCGCTTTTAAACTTTTTGTACCACTCTGCGCCGATTCCCGGCTTTAATGACATTTTGTTAAATTCAGGTTTTTTATTAATAATTTCGCCTGTTTCAAGATCACAGTACGAATAGTGATGCTCCGCATTTTTACCAGTTTGTTTTTTCATAATATATCTCGCAACGTAAGCAGCTGACTCGAAGTTAACGTCTCCAATGGAGGAATAACCAAATGGCCAGAGAGTTTCAAGGTCTTGGGATCTATATAACATAGAACCAGTGGAAGTCCTTTTCCATAATTTTTTATCATAAAAGTCGTGTCCGAAGATACAGGCGTGAAAGTGTGGTCTGCCGAAATTTTCGCCATATTCTCCAGCCATGTAATAGCGGATTCTATTGAATCCGAATTTTTTTCGAAGTCTTTTAATGAACAATTGAAAGTCTTTGTAATGTAGCGAGCCATCGCTTGGGAGATGTGTATCGTCATATGTGAGGGTAATAAAACAATTATGTTGATGTAATTGGGCTTCATGCATACAACGCATAGCCCATTGCCTAGATCGTTCTAAACGGCATCCAATACACTGCCCACAGGGCAGGCTTAATGACCTAACGATATCATGTTTTCTGACTTCGTCAAAAACAATAGATTTGTCAAAGCATTGAAATGCTTTGAGGGGGTTGATACAGGACATGTGAGGTGTCCGGAGTCTTTATTAGAGCCTCCAGCCTCCACGCTGAGGAGCTTTCTGCATATTTGCAGATTTTGTACGCTTAGCGTTCTTACGGAACTTTTTTGCCGATTTATATTTATTTGTAGGCTTACGATGAAGAATTTTCATTTTTTTAGTCCTGAGGTTAAGTAATTTTTAGTGGTTTGGTGTCACCTAGCACAGTTACATCAAGTAGAGTAACTGTGCTCGGCTTACGCCGACTCCGAAGGAGTAGGTGCATTTTCCTCAACCGCAGGAGCGTTGAGGTCTTGTTTAGGCTCTAATAAGCCTAATTTTTCCGCTTCAGAGCGGTTTTCCTCATTATCTAAAAAAGTAATGAGGTTTTCGGGGTCGTTATCAAAACGAGCCCGTAATTGGGCTGGTAAAGCCATAAATTCTTCCTCAGCAGCGATAACTCTATCAATCGCTGTCTTATAGTCAGAAATACCAGTAAAATCGCCATAACGAGGCGATAAGGGTTGATTAGGTAACATACCTGTTACGTTAAATTGTTTGAGAATGTTATTAATATCACATTCATCTTTAAAATGCTGCTGAGCCAGAGTTGGCTCCTCACAAGCCAACCCTGACTCATCTGATGCAGCATTCGTATCGTAATTATATGGTGTACGTAAAAATGGAGTGTTTGATTTAGCCATTTTAATTTCCTTTATTTAGGTATTGATCTAAGAGTACCACTAATAGCAGGCAAGAACTGCTTGAGAATAAGATGAGTCGTAGGATATTTTCTAGCAAAATCAGCTTCAGGTAGATTGATATCACCTTCATTTTTAATCCTTTTTGCTTCTTCTCTCATTTTATCAATTTGACCTTGGAGGTTTTCAATCATTTTATAGGATTGAGCAGCTGAAGCAGCTGAGGCAGTTGCTTGACCTTCGTAGGCTTTTGTTGCAGCTTGAACTTGCGGAATTTCCGCTCTACGCTTATCAGCTTCGATGCGTAAATTTTCCGCTTGTTGTTTTGATACATCTGCGTCTGCAATAGCTTTTGCAGACTGAGCAGAATTAAGAGTGACTTGAGATTTAGCAACATCTTCTTGCTCTTTTTGTAATGCAGTTTGAGCTGATGTAGCTTTGGATTTTTGATAACTTTCTACGGCAGAGCCTAAAGCATTTTGTACTGGAGCTGGAGTAGTACTAGATGGAGGCGATGGTGTAGCACCATAAGCTAACATAGGATTTAAACCAGCAGCTTCTAAATCTTTAACAGTTGTTTGATAACGAGTAGCAAATTGTTGAGCAGAGAATTCATTTGCAGAGGCTTGACGATCAGCGGCTGCCTGATTCGTCATATCAGCTCCAACTAATGAACCGATGCCAGAAACGACATCGGATAAGCCCATATCAAAGAAACCCATAATTAGAAATGATCAATTAGACCAGGTACAGAGTACATAGGCATTGGTCGTGCTTTCTTACAATCAAAGAAAGAATCAAATATAAATTGTTGACCATTAGCAGCAGATCCAACAGCAACCACACGTGAAACAGGTGGTGTAGATTGGATAAATGTACTTGATAAAGTTGGCAAAGATGTAAATTTCTCAGCCAAATGCCAACCATCTATAGTTCCGGCAGCAGTACTGCGGAAAAGAGAACTAATACGAGAAGGATAATAGCGATATTCTGCCCAACGTTCTTGATATCCGAATACGCTTTGGTCTTGTGTAGAGTTTCCAGTAACATAAATCTCCTGATTAAGAATGGCTTGTTCGCCTAAGGTAGCAAATGCTGGGAAGTAAAAATCATAACGGGTAGATCTGCTCCACATTCTGGAGAGTCCTTGCTGATACGTTAAATCAGCCCGAACAGATACAAGGCCTAGAATTACACCATGTTCAGTAAATGATTGAGTAAACCCATGATTATGAGCAAGGGAAGTACCCATAGCAGCAAGTGTGCCCAGAGGGGTAGTTGTTCCACTTGCATTCGTACCTGACGTTTGCGCAATGGGGTTAATATTAATAGGAGTAGAACCACCGCCAATGTACTCAGGACGCTGTAAACGAGCATCGGGTGAAATAACCCCGAAGTGAGCACGGATGATTTCTGTGTAACGAGTTCCTCCACGTGCATCCCTTTCTAAGAGTTTTTGGATTTGGAACGATTGACGTAATTGATTAATTGTTGCTGCAGTTGCTGAAGATAAATCAGCATATAAGCCTGAGATACTTGGCTTTTGAACAATACCTAGAGCTTTTCCATTAGAAAAAGTACCAGAGTTAGCAGTTCCATCAGCAACATTATAATTACCAGTATAAGCAGATAAAAGATTTGAACCTGATCCACCAATACCATAGTTAGTAGTTCCATCAGTAAATCCAAGGGAAGTACCATTTCCATAGACAGGAGCAGAAGTTCCTAAAGGTAATGATACAGAAGTACCTTTTTGGGGCCAAGGTAAAGAAGAAGTAAAATAATCTTTTCGTTTACCACGCCGTAATAAATTGTAATTTGTTACAGTGTCTGGACCATCGCCAGTATCTACAACAACGGAATTTTGAAGGTTTTCATCACGAAACCATTCATTCCAGATGAGGTTATAAGCACGAGGCCAAAAAGCACAGTGAGACACAGTATTGCCAGTACCAACTTGACCAACAGTAGGCAAGCCCATATAGTCTTGAAGGCTGCCGATTGCGTATCCACTAGCTGGAGAAACTTGTTGAGGTACGACATAGCTTATTGAGTCCGAAGGATTTGCTTGTTGTCCCATAAACTTTTGCCAGTTTGACCAAATCAAACGATTAGGGACAAAGAAAAAGAAAGAATCCAAAATCATGTTATCCATAATTGGATATAAAGGAGTAGCAAGACGAGCGAACGCTGTCATATTGAGCTTGAATGTATCGCCCGGTAATACTTCATCTACATATACTGGGACAAGATAACCCGCATCGAATGTAGTTTTATGTGTTGATTGACAATCGAATGATGAGCGGGGAATATCCGCCTTTGGAATCATGGTAAATTGATGAATATCTACCGATTTATTGCGATGCATGTTTGCAAGCTCCAGAGTAGTTGGGTGAGATTTGTTACCAAATCTCTACCCTTAGTTTAAATACTTATTCAGTAATTACAATATCTTGAGCCCTAGTAATAACCCTAGGTGCTTCAAGAGGTGTATAAATAGCAGTGCTATCATCCCATTGACCTAATTCATATAGATCATAATCTTCAGGATGATTAGAAAGCTCGGAATCTTTACGATTCACTTCGTCAGTAAAAGACCTAATTGCGACACCAACAGTTGGTACGTAGATAGGACGATTATACGCATCTACAGCGCGGTCTTTTACAGCACATACAGTGTATTTCATGAGGATTTTCCTTTAAGTGAGGGTACGTTTTAAAAGTGATAGTCTTGATTCTAAGATTTGTCGCTTCGCATCCAATCTTTTAGGATCGTGATTATCAGGATTTAGTTTAGCATTTTGTTCACGTTTGTAAAGTAGTTCATCATATTCATATGGATTGTCGTTTTT